AGCTTCCGATCCATATACTTTTGATTCTTATAAAGTGAAATTGGATATGGGTTCTAGTGGAGTTGGAAGATCCACTGCAGAAAGTTTCCCAATACTTTATATGGGAGAAACTAAGTCTGCTGGGGGTTATAATATTAGAGCCACTCAAAATATGCCTTTTGAACTTGTTACTCCGATGGTTCAAAATCTTACTGTTCAGGGAACGACTCTCAGTGGAGAATTAAGAACTGTTACTGCTGCAAGTATTAGTGGATCAGAGACGGCATGGTTAGATCAAGGATTTGAATCCGTTGCTTTAAATAAGACTAATTATCTTACTACTCCTCGGACAGTTGCATCTACTATTAATGCTACGAATTACTTAAGCACATTACCTGGGAATAAATCTCTCAATCTTAAGGTTAATTTGGATACTATTGATAGTAAGGTATCTCCTGTTATTGATACTACTAGAATAAGTGCTATTCTTACTTCTAATAGGGTTAATGATGTGGTAACAAACTTTGCTACTGATAGTAGAGTCAATAACATCTATGAAGATCCAACTGCTTTCCAATACTTATCTAAAGCAATTAGATTGGAGAATCCTGCTACAGGATTAAAGATTATCGTTGATGCCTATACTAATCTATACTCTACAGTTAGAGCATTTTATGCCACTGGTGATTCTGAGAATTTCGAACCAATTTATGTACCTTTCCCAGGATATAATAACCTTAATGACATCGGAGAAATAATCGATCCTGCTAATAATGATGGACTTTCAGATAAGTATATTTCACCATCATCTACTGCTGGATTCTTATCTAATGAGGTTCGTTTTAATCAACATGAATTTACAATTGATGAACTTTCTTCCTTTAGAGCATATCGAATTAAGATTGTCATGACTTCTACCAATCAGGCATATGTGCCTCGTATTAGAGATTTGAGGGTTATTGCTCTTGCTTAAAGTAAAAGGACATAACAATCTTTATAGAGATCCTGAGACAAATTCGATTGTCAATAAGGACGTTTTTGAATACGAACAGTATCTTTCCACTCGTCAGATGAAAAACAAAGAATCTGAAAAAGTAGTAACTATGGAAGAAGATCTTGCTAATTTGAAAAGTGAAATTAGTGAAATCAAAACCCTACTCAAGGAGTTAGTTACCAATGGCTAATCAAACTATTACATTTGATCCTGAGTCTGGGGTTGCATATGGTGCTAATTTAACCATTAATGGAGGAGCAAATTTTAAGAGCACTTTTGAAGTAAAACGTCCTAATGGAACTGCTTTTAATTTTACTGGTTATAATGGTTCATCCCAAATGGTAAAAAGTGCTGCCATCGGTTCAACAGTATTTCCAGCAGCGACTTTTACAGTAGGATTTACGAGTGCAGTGGATGGATTATTTTATCTCTCTTTAGGTTCTACAGCTACCTCAGCATTATCCGGTGGAAGATATGTTTATAATGTTTTATTTAATTCAGAATCTACTTCTAACACTACAGGAGTTTTAGAAACGGCTATTTCAGTAGGAAATACAGCAGGTATTGGCGCTACTGTTTTTACAATATTAAGCACAAGTAATGTTGCTGTAGGAGATTCTGTTTCTATAGGATCTACTGGAGAATTGGTAAATGTACCCGTAGTTACTATTCCCTCTAGTACATCGGTAGAAGTGGGAGCCGCCTTTACTGTAGGATCTACGGTTCTTCCAGGTACCGCTGTTACCTTTAGTAGAGTCAGTACATCCTCTACAATTTATGCTATTGCGGATGGTAATATAGAAGTTAAACCAGGAATATCTTCTGCTCCCTAAATAATTTCACAGGAATAGTATTAAATAAATGGCTCAGCCTTCTTCTCGATCCGAATTTAAGGAGTACTGTTTAAGGAAATTAGGCGCTCCTGTACTGGAAATTAATCTAGCAACAGAACAATGTGAAGACATCATTGATGATGGTCTACAATATTTTTATGAAAGACACTTTGATGGGGTAATGCAAACCTTCATGAAGTATAAGATTACTCAAGATGATATTGATAGAGGAAAGGGACCGGGACAAGCGGGTGTAACTGGTATAACAACTCAAACCGCATCTTCAGATATTGACGGTGTAACCAAGACTTTTTCATTTGAAGAAAATAGTAATTATCTAGAAATTCCTCCTTCTATTATTGGAGTCAATAAAATTTTTAGATTCAATGGTACTCAAACTGTTACTAATAATATGTTTAGTATTAAGTATCAGTTATTTTTGAATGACATTTATTATTGGGGTTCTACTGAACTTTTGTCATATGCAATGACAAGAACCTATATGTCTGATTTAGATTTTCTTTTAACAACCCATAAATCTATAAGATTCAATCAAAGACAGGATAGACTTTATATTGACATTGATTGGGAAGAAATGACGAAAGGGGATTGGATTATTGTTGATTGCTATAGAACTGTTGATGCTACGGATTATACAAGAGTATGGAATGATTCTTTCCTTAAGTTATATTGTACCGCACTGATGAAAAAGCAGTGGGGACAAAATTTAATGAAATTTCAAGGAGTTAAATTACCAGGTGGAGTGGAGTTAAATGGAAGACAAATTTATGATGATGCTGAAAGAGATCTAGATATTATTCGCGAAAGAATGTCTAGTACATATGAATTACCACCACTCGACATGATAGCGTAATATGACATTAAATCCGTACTTTCTACAGGGTTCTACTGGAGAACAAAGTCTTGTTCAAGATTTAATCAATGAACAACTGAAGATGTATGGTGTCGAGATATATTATATTCCTCGCCGTTATATGACTACTAATACTATCATTAGAGAAGTAGTAGAGTCTGAATTTACCAATTCTTATCCAATTGAAGCATATATAGAAAATTTTGAAGGATATGGGGATAATCCCGTTTTTCTATCTAAATTTGGAGTACAGGCTACTAACGAATTAACAGTTACATTATCTAGAGAAAGATTTGAGAATTATATTAGTCCCTTGATGAAGAATGTTCCTAATGTAGAATTATCTACTAGGCCTAAAGAAGGAGATCTAGTTTATTTTCCATTAGGAGATAGGTTATTTGAAATTAAATTCGTTGAGCATGAAAAACCATTTTATCAATTAAAGAAGAATTATGTATATACTTTAAGATGTGAACTCTTCCGTCCTGAAGATGAAGTCATCGATACTGGTATTGAAGCAATTGATGATACTACGGAAGTAGATTTCAACTTGATGACTCTTACTGTTGTCACGGCAGGAACTCAGGCATCTGCATATACGGAAATAGTAGATGGTGCTATTGGGATTGTTACTATAACAAGCAGAGGAGAGGGATATGTAAATGGTCCAACAGTAGCTATTTCTTCTGCACCGAGTTCAGGTATAACAGCGGTTGGAATTGCAACTTTACTGGGTGGATTGGTGGATTGTGATGGATTAGCTATTGGAGAGAAAGTTCAAGGAGTTGAATTAGTTAATCCTGGTGCTGGATATACTGTTGCGCCTGGTATTGTGTTTATTGATCCTGCAGAGAAAGGTGTGGGTGCTGCAGCAACTACACTACTTGCTGACGGTGCGGTTGGTGTTGTGACAATTAGTGATGGTGGTACTGGGTATACCACAGCTCCAGCAGTTACATTCACAGGAGCTCCTGGTATCGGTACTACTGCAGTAGGTAAGGCTTATCTAAACTCGATAGGAGTTGTTACTTCTATTACACTCACTAATGCAGGTGCTGGATATACGGTTGTTCCTACTATAACTATTGAAGCCCCTTATGGAGGTGGTTCTGGAAACTTTATAGTTAATGAGTACCTCACAGGTTCTATAGGATTAACAAGTGCGAGAGTTATGTCATGGGATTATACTACAGGAGAGATTAATATAGCCAATTGGAGTGGTGCATTTACTGTCGGCGAGTTATTAACAGGAGCAGAGAGTGGAGCAGTTTATCAACTTAAAGCAATTCAAACGGACAATACTGTTAGCGCATATCCTGATAATGATGAAATAGAATTGGAAGGGGATAACATCTTAGACTTTAGTGAAAGCAATCCCTTCGGAAATCCTTAATATAAATATAATTATCGCAGACTGGTTTAATAATGTTTGAATATTTCTACCACGAAATATTAAGAAGGACTATCATTTCGTTTGGTACACTTTTTAATGGAATTGAAATTAAGCATGAGGATTCGAACGATAAGACAGTAAGTGTTATCAAAGTTCCTCTCGCTTATGGTCCTACTCAAAAATTTCTGGCACGTCTTCAACAATCTCCAGATTTAAATAAACCCACTCAAATAACATTACCTAGAATGTCTTTTGAGTTTGTTGGTTTGCAGTATGATGGTGCACGTAAGGTAACCACTACTCAAACTTTTACTACTAAAACAGTAGGAAATGCAACTGAAGTAAGAAAAGCATATATGCCTGTTCCTTATAACATGGCATTTGAATTAGCAGTCTATACGAAATTAAATGATGACATGCTTCAGATTACTGAACAGATATTACCTTATTTTCAACCTGCATATAATTTATCCGTTGATTTAGTAGAAACTATTGGAGAAAAAAGAGATATTCCTGTAGTGATAGAAAGTATTAATATGCAGGATGATTATGAAGGAGATTATACTACACGACGATCTCTTTATTATACATTTAGATTTACTGCCAAAACGTATCTGTTTGGCCCTGTTCAATCTCCTGCGGATTCTGCCAAGGATATCATCAAGAAGGTTTCTATTGGTTATGTTGCCGATGCGAAAGCCAAGACACGAGATCTTACATATACTGTTCTTCCTAGAGCTACGAAGAATTATGATGGGGATGTTGCTACCAATCTTACCAATGACATCAGTCTAGATAATACAGAAATTACTGTAAATGATGCTTCTACTATTACAGAAAATTCTTATATTGTTATTAATAACGAATCTCTTTATGTAGATACGAAGAGTGGTAATGTTCTTAATGTAAGAAGAGCCCAAGATGGTACCACTGCTGCAGCTCACGTTGCTGGTGCTGCAGTTGGATTGATAACTACTGCTGATAATGACTTAATAGAAATAGGTGATGACTTTGGATTTGATGGTTCGTTCTCATGAAGATGACAAAAAAATTTGATAAATTAGATAATACCTTTAATATTACTCCTACGGAGGTAGAAGTAGAAGAACAACCTGTTGTTGGGATTACGCCCGAACAAAAACCAGATAGACTTAGAAAAGATGATATAGAAAAAGATTATGAATATACACG